ATTCCATTCCCGCTTCTGTTTGGATTAAGTCAACCCTGCGGTCAACACCACTGTTCTCTAAGGTTTGAACACCTACATAGATAGCCGTATCACGATTCAGTCCATTACCAACAAGAGGTCTGTAAGCACAATACTTCATGTTACAAGCAAGCATCTTAACAGGGCTTCCATCTAGGTGGATATTCCTAGTTACATTCATATCACCAAAAGGTGTAGAAATGTTAGTAATATCAACTCCAAATACCTTCTTTTTACCCATCAACGACATATCAGCACGGAAATTAGAAGAAATCTCAAGATTATTTGAGAAATAACCACTTAACTTATGTAACCAATTATATGTCTGCGTATCAACAAAGAACAATGTTGCATTTGCATTATTATATCTTGGGTCTAAGAAGTTACTTAAATCATCTAAGAAATCATCTTGTGTTTTACTTGCGTGTGTTAAACTAAATACGTTTCCATAACTTGAAACGTAATCAACAGCACCTTGTGTATACCATTCGTTACCAGAATCGTACTGAGAACCAAACAAACAACTTTGTTCAATATCCCATTTATGTTCAACCAACTTTTCACGCCAGACACGCGCCCATTCATTTGGTTCATACTTCAGCACAGTAGCACGAGTAGTGTTATCCATTGCCATAGATGTTTTCCAAATCTGAGTACGTCCGTAGCCAGTTGAGAAAGGTTGATCTTTCCAAGTTTCTGGATAACCAGTGCCTTGAGCATGAGAACTTCCAATTACATATACTCTTGATAGTTCTAAACCATTAGTAGCACTAGTACCAGCTATAGATGAACTATATGTACTATCTCCAACTGGTGTATTAACACCAAGGGGACCAGCAACATAATCGTCACCCGCATCTTTTGTTTTAACAACAACGCCTTTAATGATTGCAGCTTCCCCATGAGTATGTGCAGTTGGAGGAGATGTTGATTCATCTTGAAGTGTTACTGATTTAACTTGAAGAATACTATAAGATTTTACAGCACCACCAGCAGCATCAGACCAGTTCAACCTAATCATTTGTCCTGGTAAATAAAATTGAGGTTGAGTACCATCAGCACCAATTACAACTTCATTTCCAGATTGACCATAAACATTACCAGTGTTTCCAGATTTTTTATAGTCAGTTGCGAGTTTTACATATGTAGTAGTTCCTGCAGTTTCATGCTCATCGTATTCAGTAGCATTTGTGTTCTGTAGGTCTTCTACCCATGTAGTATTATCTGCACTAAATGCAGTTGCGTAGGAATATCTTTTATGAAAAGATGGTCTACGCTCTGTGAATTTGAACTCGGGGTCATCTGTCGGTTTCTTCGCAAGTTTTGATACCATTCGGAAGAAAGGGTCTTGAGCTATTTGAAGCTCAGAAACTCTATCTCCAAAATTATATTTTCTGCGAAGGACACCAGTGTTGAGGTCTTGCCCGTATAAGGGCTGTCCAGTGGAACCACCAGACGAGACATCTGCAGTTGACTCGAGTTGAAATAAGTCAGCCATTTAGCCTTCTCCTTATTTTAACTTAAGGCATATGGCAATGAATTAACCAAATGCCGAATCTAAATGCTTATCAATACCTAAAATAGAATCAAACACTTGATCTTCTTGTGAAGTTTCGACCTCTTGACTGCCAGTAGTTGCTAGTGACTGCGGACGTTCATTTACATTTTTCATCTGCTGAGCCACTTGTGTACTTGCGTCTTTAGCTATATTCGTTTCCCGAGATTCTCTATTCTTAAGATAGTAAATATCATCAAGAGTGAGAGTCTTGTTTTTAGCAAATGTCTTAAAATCTCCCCATTCATCTTCGCCCATTTCAAAGCGTTGACGAAAGTCGGATTCCTGAGACAATCGCTTATTTTCAGTTTTTTGTCTGCCTAATGTATCATTCAACCTTTGCTGGACTACTCCATCAATTGTTGCGTTCAACACTTTAGCAGAGTCAGAACCAGGTTCTGAAACAGCTTCATCTGGGTCAAATACAAAATCTTCGTCTAATTTCAATTGTTCTTTCATATTCTTTGGTGCTTGACCACCACCCTCAAAATAATTTCTCACATGAGAAACCAAATTAGGGTCGTCTTTCATTGCATTAATTATAGGCACATACGGTTCTAATTCGTTCAAACGACCATTCAGACGTTTGCCTTCCTTACTTGAATCCGCATATCTTTGCCTCAAAGTCTCGACTTCGTCTGGACTTTGTTTTTGACCTTCGACCTTACTGTTCTGAGGCTTGTTATCGCCCGACGTAGATGATACAGAAGTGTCAGCTTCTTCGAGTATACCCGAGTTTACACTGTTATCCAGTTGAGCAAAAAAGTCATCTGAACCAGCTTGTTCTGCAGTATTACTTTCGAGGACATCAGATTGCTCCAATGTGTTATCTACTTGTGTTTCCATACTCATTGTTCTCCTTTTGTGTTATTTAAATTAATATTGCTGGAACCAAAAAAAAACTACTTTTCTTCAACATTTGGCATGTTGCCTTCTTCTGTTGCTTTTACATCACGAGCAACTTCTTTCATGTCCATTTCTAGTTGCTTTCTAGCTGTATCGTATTCACCTTTCATAAGATGTCTAAATAGTTTTTGTTGTGCTTGAGTATCAAGTACACTCTTCTTACTCTCAAGGCTTCCAGTCTGAATCTTATTCTTAATACCAGCCTGTACTAATTGACGTTCTAATGTTTCAATAGTTCCATCTTTATCTTTTACAGTTTCCTGCATAGAATTAAGTTGTTGTTGTAACTGAGAGTATAATGATTTTCTCTGAAGCAGTTGTTTCTTATTTCGTATATCTGTTTCAGCAACCATTGCAACATCATCAATTAAGCCAGATTGGAACCACCTGAAGTATTCTTCAAGTAGTGCCCATCTGTTAACTGGCATCGTAGCCCCAGATACAATTCTTACATCAAACTTAGCAGATGAATAATCCATCCATTTACCAACAGCTTGTCCATAATCATTATAAACTGGGATATTAATTCTTATTTCTTTTTCCTGTTCGTCTGGTGTCTGACCAGCTTCAGGCTGTACAATTCTAAATACTTTATCAATCTGGTAAGTAGACTGAGCTACTTCTTTAAAAACACGACCAAGATGCTCAAGAGAAGGTTCTACAGTATTTCCCATCCAAGCTTTAATTCTTCGTGTACCATATTCATCATTAGCCAGTAGACCTCTGTATGTTTCTGGTTGTGCCCGTGATATTCCCATCATGGATGAATGGATACCAGCGATATACTCTACATCTTGCTTTCCTTCTTGAGTAACAGTATAGAAAGCATTGTTGATACTAGCAGGTAAGACAGGAGTCGGAGGTTGAAACCCCTGTCTATATTTCAATAAAGCACCGGGTGCAGAAGCATATTGCTCCCATTCACCCTCTGGTACAGAGCCTTCTTCATATAACCATCTCAAGTTAGAGGCAAGGTTGGCATTATGAAGCATTATTTGATGTGCCTTATTTATTTCCTGCTGTTTACCTATTAATGGAGTAACAGCACTCATTGGATATGGAGTGCCTGTATATGTGTAGGGAACGGGAACAATTGGATATTGTTTTTGTGCCAACAAATATTCATACAAAAAGGTATCGTCGCCAACACTACACACAACTTTTATTCTATCTTCGTGAAAATCAATCGCCTCAACAATATTAGTAGCAACAGATTCATTCTTTATTAAAATATTATACTCTTTCTTTGTAATAACCTTCTGTTCAATCCTTGTTGCTTTATCCTGAGCCATTGACATGAGTTCAGCCCTCTTCTCTTGGACTGCTTGCTCTGACATTTTTTGAGCACGTTCAAGCTCAAGCCTAGCTCTTTCTTCTATAATCTCACCAGCCTGTAACGATTCTTGTATTTGTTTTTGTTTCTCAGCTAACTGCACTTCTGTTTCTTTTTGAAACTCTTCAAGCTGTACAGAGACAAGTCTTCTGATTTCTTCAAGTTCTTCTTCTGTTGGAGGAATCTTTACAAATACATTTACATAAGGAATCTTTACTTTCTGGTAACATTCATAGTATGAAACAATATCATCATCTTCACCTTCTATTGTCAATCCCATTGTAATATCTTCAGCTTGTATACTTTGAGATACTACAGTATCCCTTTGAGAATAACTTACAGTCTCAGACTCACCAGCAGCATCTTTAATCTTAGTCTTGAACTTGGGAAACAAATGCATTAACTGTGTTCTAGAGAGATTCTTTCTTACTATAATAAAGTTAGCATCTCTGAACATGAAGTCCCTGCTCATTGGGTCTACAAAAACATCATAAGGGTCTATTCTTTTAAATACTACTTCTCCCTTTCCTCTATCAGCATCTTTATCAACATCAACAAGAAAGTATCCAATACCCTTAGTCAAACTATCAAGTATGACTTGACCGTATAAAGATTTACCATTCGAGTTATACCAAGCATAGTCAGCAATATCAGAATGTACTTGTGCAACATCTGTATCGCTTCCCTCTACTCCAACTGCTTTCCATCTAGGATTATTAGCAGTAACAAAGTATTTCATTGTTTCAATAATTGGAGTAACCCTATTGATAGTGAAAGTAGGCATCCCAGCTTCAGTAAGAGCATCTTCCTCTTCTTTGCTGAGTTGCTCATTCAAATAAAAATCATAAGACTTTTGACTTAATGAAGCCCATCTGCTCCTATGAGCATTATTTGCTCTATCCCATAGTTGTTTATTGTTTGCAGCTTTTTCTTTTTGTGTAGCCATAATTAAAAACTCGGTTTATCTACTTCTTTTAGAACTTGCATAATAGCATCTTCTGTTTTTGGTCTTCTTATATCTTCGGGACCAGTTGTTTTACTAAGTGGAGATTTTACATCAGAATAAGTACCTAATTGAGCCATAGTACCGGTTCCAGTACCTAAATATTTATTAACAATCGGTCCAACATTCTCAGCTTTCTTAATCTTTTCTTTATTAGAACCCCATCCCTTCTTTGGAGCACCAAAATGTGCTTGATTATCAGACCCTCTATATCCTATTAACTGACCGCTACTATCATAAAGATAGGGTTTTGTAGGGTGAGAATAGAACATCTCTTTTGTTTCATCATTTCTCATTGCTGTATACATTACACCAGTCTTATCTCTAGCAAAAAAAGATTTCTTCCAAGCCTTCTCTTTTGAACTTTCTGATGGCACAAATTTACCCATTACTTTCTTTCTCTTTTTGAAATTGACTTAGCTCTTCCTCTTGACATTAGCTCTTCCATTTCTCTTTGTACTTTTTCAGCTTCTGTTTCTTTATAGGAAGCAATATTGACATCACTTTTTTTATTAACTCTTTCCATGTTTTCGAAGGCGATATTTGAGGCGTTTTTTTTTATTTCATCCCTAGCAGCAAAAGCTATGTTAGTATTCACCTGAGCATCTTCAGTCCAACCTTTAGCAGCCTCAATTCCTTTTGTCTGCCAAGTACTTTTCCAAAAATCTAAGTATGTATTAACAAGTTCTTTATCTCCCATTTTTTCAGCTTTTTTTGCTGTACTTGTTCCTAAATTAGATAATATATTTTTTCTTGTATTTGCTGTAATTTTACCAGACTTTGCTCCAGTAATAATATCTATAAAACCACCCCTACCTTGTTGATGTGTCATATAACCAGCTAAATCATCTGGTATTTCTAATGATCTATAATATTCTTTTAAACTTATTTGTTTACCACTTTTAAATTGAACTTCATCTTTTAAATTCTTTTTAACCATTTTAATAGCAGCTTTGGCACTTTTGCCCAAATCTTTTCTATGATCAAATCCTTCTCCAACCAATCCAAATTCTTCTCCAGTTACTTTACCAAACTGAAAACCACCAGTATATCCTAATTTATTTACAGCCTGCGAATCTCCAGAAGATTCTACCATATACATAGCAATCAAACTATCTAAAGGAAAATCTTCTTCTTTTGCTATATCGGATAAAATTTTGTATTCTTCTGATTTACTTCGTGGTGCCATTATTTCCTCCAGAAATCCATTTTTACTGGTTTACTTAATTGTAGATTCCAGTCATAGCCTGACCCGCCCCAAGGTCTTTTCTCTTTACTATAATTAAAACCTAATCCTATATCTTTAGGGAGATTAAACTCTGCTCCTCCCTGCTCTCCCAATCCAACAGAAAACTTACCACCCTTAACTCCAACTTTCAAACCAACCAAGTCTTGAAGACTTGACTCCATGAATCTTGGTTTTTCTTGAGGAGGGGCAAGACTCTTTAGGCTCTCATTGATCTCTCTATGAGAAAGAACTGGTTGCTTAGAAGCATCAGACAATATCCTTGATACATTCCAACTCGTATCAAGACGTGCTGATGTAGAATCTGTACTTGCTTTATACGGCTCTGCCACAATTACCTCCTCTAAATGTGACTATTTCTTTTTCACTAAGCAACTATCCAGTTCTTAGGTTTCTTTTTCGGCACATACCAAGATTTAGTATTCTCATCCATTTGGACATTAGGCGGAAAAGCATGAAGCTGTGCATAATAAAGAGTTTCCACAGTATCATCATGTGCCATTCTCGGTCCGAATGTAACAATTTCATTTGTTAAATCAAACATATTATCCCGTAGGTAAATTGTACCCATGCTAAACCTTCCAGATAAGCCAGAATAAACCCTATTCATCTTATTTGTACCTCCAGGTTTCTCTGGGATAACTGATATATCAAACTTATTAAGTCTTCGCCTTTCCTCATTCAATGCCTGAAATACACTTCTGTTCATGGCTACATCTTCTACTGTGCTTGATACAGCATGATATTTCTGGTGCATCTCCATTATGTAATCAACAACTCCTTTCTTTCCAATTTGTTCACCTTCAAGAGACTTTTGACCTATTGTTGGTATTGAACGATGTCTCTCGTACTCTAAAACATAGAGATTATTTTCCTTGTCAATGGCAATAGCCATGATAACAGAAAAGTCAGACTCTTTAGTATTAATATCAGTAGCAGGGTCGCAACCGATAAAAGTATTAACTGGCACCTGCTCACCACCAATGATAACATAGTTTTGATTTGTGTCTGTGTCATATTCATAATAACCCTTCCAGTATTTTATGTGTTCTCTAGTCCATAAAGCGTCCTCAAGACTCTGAACTTCCATCATATATTCTTGATAGAATTTTGAAGGTTGCCCAGAATCTTGATAGAACTTCTTCTTTTCAGCAAGCTTTGACTTAGGAAACCAACCTTCCCATAGAGGAGCACCATTAGGAAGTATTGCTTTATACGTTACGAGTTTCCAAGCAAACTCTTCTTTATTTCCTTTAGCCCTCGCATGATTGATAAGAAGATTGTTAATAAAAGAATCATAATGCACAGGAGTCCCGTTAACACGAAGCCTGCCAGTATGAGGCTCAATTGCAGGGTACACCACAGCAGTAACAAGATTCGCATTTTTATCCCTTGCATCCCTCGTAATTGTGTTTGCTTCATGTTCAAAGTCGTCAAGTACGATGAGGTCGTATCTCTTGTGGAGTTTTGCTCCTCCCCGTATCCCAGCGACATTACTCTTGGAAATAAGTTTACAGCCATTTGATAATTCTACGTCCTCCTCGGTCCATTTAGAACCCTTCATTTTTCCAAAATAATAAGTAAATCTATCATTAAACTCAAGATGATGCTTAATATAATCCATATTACCAACAGAAAGTTTCTGTGTAGCGGATACCCAAGCATAGAAAAGCATATCATCTTTAGGGCAAAACACAAAGTCCTTAAGAATTGATGCTTTAGTCAATACAGTCTTACCATGACCACGAGGTAATATGATAGCTAACTGCTTACATTCCTTGTCATCAATAAAGTCAGAAACCTCATAATGAAAGAATGGAGTTTCACTCCTCATAAAATCGTCTGGGAGAAACAGCTTGCCAAACGAAATAAGGTCTTTATACGCTAGGAGAAGTGTCTCTTCCGCTTCGCTTATGTTCTGACTGTTTATATTTGCCATTTAAAAATTCTTTAAATTTATCTTCATCTTTATGCATCTCAAGATAATCGTTAAATACTCGTTCAACAGTAGCAACCCTTTCTAGAATATTAAATAGACCCATTTCCATAGATTCTATTTTTCTTCTTAAGTCGTGCTTTGTGTAGGTCTTTTTTCTTTTAGCCATGAGAAATTTATATATTCGCTTATTTCAAAATAAAACGGTCCGACAATCGAAGTACTACCCCTCTTCATCTTTACTTGGGGATACCTCACTTCTGGATATACCTTCATCTAACATCTTCCTTTGTGCTCCTTCGAGCTGCTCAGGGGAAAAACCTTGAAACATACCAATAACACCCATTTCTTTCTGTTTCACTGTCATCCCAGTTGTACCAATTATCTTGCCAATCTCTTTAGTAGACTGCAATATGATGTTATCGTCTTCACTAAAGTCTGCAAGATGTTTGAGTTTTTGAAGCACATACTCATGGTCTAACCCATTTTCCTTTGCTACATCTAAAACTCCTCTTTCTATTTCTTTCACTATACGCTCCTGTTTTAAAAGTATTACAGCCTTCTTCTTAGCTGACTTTTCGCTACCTTCATTAAATGCATCCATATACGCTTTCACTGGACCATGACCAGCAACTACGCTTGTTGTAAATAGTGTCTCTTTTTTTGTAGGATGCTTCCTAGTCTTAAGATTGCTATTCTTACCTATTGTCTTAGAAAATGTATATCTGTTCTTATGGGAGTTAAAATCAGTATCCATCTTCGTTTTATTGTTTATTAAGAAAGTACCAACTATAGTCCTGCACCAGCCTTGAGAATACTTGTAGTTCTTTCTGTCATTAGGATGCTTTATACCTCCAACTTTCAATAACTGTACAATTCCTCCATCATCAGCAAGCACCCAATCCCCCTCTTCACCAGATTTCCAATCTTTTACTTCAACAGCATCTTTGCCAAAGTGTTCAACATACTCTTCAAAGTTATCAAACACATAATGCTTCTTCCCTCTAATAGACTTATGCTTCATATTTCTTCCTCAGCCTATTATTCATGTCTTCAAGTAACTCAAGCTGTAAAACAAGACCATCTATAAGATTAATAACCTCTTCTTCTGCTTTGTATGTTTTGCCATCTATCTCTACTTCTCTTAAAACAATATCAACACTCTCTATAGACAACTCTTGAAGAACTTTCTCTTGCACTTCTAGAGGAAGACATTCTAAAAACTTTAATGATTTTGCCATAATAACCTTGACATTAGCTTATTAATACTATATTTTATATTATATATATATATATTATATATATTATATAGTTTATAATACTTTCCAGTTTTTCTTTCTTTGGCACTTTCTTTCTTTTTACAACCAATACATATGCTCTTAAATCCAAAATGACCCACTATCGGCTTGTCGCAAATTAAACAATGGAATGGCATTGGCATACACCTAAAATAACGCCTTGCCCATGTGGTTACAAATACTTTATTACAAAATGATATGGGGTAATAACTCGACCCCTATACCCGTAAAGTAGTTTTTCCTAAATCAACAAGAGGTTAAAAATGGAACAAATCAATGTATGGTTACCTGGTGAGTTTAATGGTGTTGAGTGTCAGAAGCCTTGGACTTTGAATCTTGAAGTGAATGGCAAAGTAATTGATGTACACTTTGCAAAAGGTGATGGCACCAATGGCAAGCAATTCTTACGGATCGCAGCCAAGGACAAAGCCAAGTTCATCAAGGCTTGTCAGTAGAGCGAGCGGGGGGGGTTCCCCCCCCTTAGGCACACGCATAAGGGAATAATATGTAGCAATCAAGTCCACAATAAAGATATCCTCTTCGCTATCGTGAATAACGAAGTGCATTAAGAGACGGTGCGATTGCTACTTAAACTACAATAATCAATTAAACGTGGGCAACCACATAAATATAGAACTAGACTCGGCAAGTCAATGAATCAAGGGGTTTGGGATCATAAAGAAATACTAGTTAGATACCGCGATGAGCGGTCACCATTTGGTACACATCTTATAAGCGTAGACCTACGGATGTTATTAATATGGATA